GATACATTTACAGAAGGTAATACCACTTGGCAATGGGACGGAACTGCCTGGAGCATTGTAGGAAATACTAGTGCAGTATCAATACCAAATAATTTTGGCACAATAAGCGTATCTGGTCAAGACGATATTGTTGCAGATACAAATTCTGACACACTTACGTTTGTTGCAGGATCTAATGTAACACTAGTAACAAATCCAGCAGGCGATGCTATAACTATTAATTCAACCGGAAGTGGCGGTGGTGGTGGCGATACTAACCAAAATGCGTTTAGTGTTGTATCAGTTCTTGGACAAAATAACGTTGAAGCAGATAGTGTAACTGATACACTTTCACTTGTTGCTGGAACTGGAATTATTCTTACAACAAACCAAGCTAGTGATTCAGTAACTATAACAGCATCTGCAGGAGTAACTTCGTTTGGTACTTTAACAGACATACAAGCAGCAAGCATAGACGTGCATGATGTTTACGAACACGCTGTAGCAACACTTAGAATGGGAAACGTAGGTACAAGTGCATATACAATTAACAGTCATTACAGCGGGAATAACCCTACTATTACAGTACTAACTGGTACTACTATTGCATTTGATCTAGATGATATCGGTGGACATCCTTTTGAACTACAAGACAATACGTTGACTGGATTAACTAGTAATTTAGCACACGTTGCTGCAGACGGTACTGTGTCACTTGATTCAAATGCACAGGGTAAATCAAGCGGAATGTTATACTGGCGTGTAGCTGATAACCTTACTAATAATACTACATACGTTTACCAATGTACATCACATTCAGCTATGTTTGGAAGTATGAAGATCAAGAATATGGATAATATCTAACGCGAGTCTACTACTAATTTATCTAATTTGTTTCGTAGCTGACCTAACTCTCTAACACGCTCTTGAATAGAACTAGGTTTAATTTCCCCAGGGGTTAATGTACTATGAAGGTCATTAATTGTTGTTATTTGTGACTTATATTCAATTAATAACTTTTCATAATCTTGTTTTATATTAGGATTAACAATTTTTTTAACTGCATTTTCATAATTGCGTAGATCTTTTTGTACTTTAGGACTGTCTAGTAAATTCATTAATAGCTTTCTTTCTTAACAACAATAAAATGATCGTCATTAGTTCCGTTATTAACTTCTGCTATACTGCCAGGCACAGTGCATTGTATTGCACACGGAACAAGGGGCTTTGCAGTGAACACAAACCCTTCAGATGCTTCTCTTTCAAACACCTGACCTGTTGCAGTATCTATCCATCTAAAAACAAACGAGCCATTATTAACAAACCAAGACTTTTCAGTTTTATTATTAAACCAAAAGTCTGTTTTTGATAATTTGTCAAATACTAAAATTTTCCCACCATACGATTCTTCAGCAATCCAAGTTATTTCATAGCCAAACGGAGTGTGTTTTATATTATCTTTATCTTGCATATTATCCTGCATCTAAAATTATATTACCGCTTATAGATATACGAGTATCGTCGCTATTTAAAAAAGGGTAAACGTTATGTGGTAACTTTGAAGGGAAAAACAATATTTCACCTTCATTTTCTTTTGTTAAACTAAATCTCTTATTACTAATATTTCCAATTATATTAGTGTACGTAAATTCAAAATTTCCTTGATAGTTATTATCATCTATCTCAGGAATTTTAATCCATATACTGTAACTATATATTCCTTGGTGTACATGATTAGGGATAAACTCGCCTGCTTTTTGATGATTTATCCATTGCTTTTCAATTCGGTAAGGTAAAGATTTTGTTAATATACCTATACGTCCTAGTCCTGGAAAGTCGTTCTCGTATCGTTTAACAAGAGTTGCTATGTATGTATTTAATTGTTGCGCAGTATCTGTAAGCCTAAAATGTGTTGCAACACCGCTATTTGTTATCCCAGAACTTACTACTTCGGAACAATTAAGAGATTCTTCTAATAAATCGTTATAAAGGTCTTGTGGTATTTTTTCTTTGTAAAATCCAAAATTTTCTAAAAACTGTGTCATATCAACTCTATTAGCTTGAATACTGTTTCTAATTTAAGTAGATTAGTTTTATTTTGCAGTGTGTTTCTTAATCCGAGATGTAACGGCTTTGGCCACTTTGAAAATGATACCCAGGCATACCCGTCATGTTCGTCGTTGAGTATAGGAATAAATTCGTTTTCTACAAGACACAAGTATGTGTGAAATTGAAACTTGTCATCATTACTAACAAACGTTTCTAAAGGTATAGTTTTTTTAATCTGCCTAGTACCAATTTCTTCAGAAATTTCACGCTGTAGGCTTTCCCACGGAGTTTCTTCACCTTCATTGGTACCGCCTACAAGTCCCCAAAGGTTATTTTGTTTTCCTTTAGTTCTATGTAGAAATAAAAATCTATGAGTATCTAATGTATAGAACAGTGCGCCACTGCAAATAATCTTTTCCATACAAATAATTATGCTAGAATTTCAAACGCCAGGTTCCATTTGGATATTCGCCTTCGAATGATAATATCCATTCGCCGTTATCCCACTTGTATTGTACTCCGGTATTTAAGTTAGAAGTATATGCTGTGCCAACGTATGTACTAGAATCAAATACTACAGACCATGCTGTACCATTCCACTCAACAATATCGTTAGCACCTGCAACAAAATCAGTACCGTCTGTATTTTTCCAATCGTCGGCACCGTCTGTATTGATGCCATCACCGATACCAGAATCTAATAACAAGAATCTATAACCTGATGTTTTTAAATTTACTGGACTTGTTTTAGTAGGGTCAACAATGTAGTGTATTTTATTTGCATCACCAGTTGGACCAGTAAACACTGTATCACTAGGTAATGTATCTACGTCCCAATTTACAATTAGTTCTGTAGGGCTAGTTGAGTTTATAGCAACTGTGCCTGCAATTTCAGTGGTTCTGTCTTTACGACTTAACCGTATTTCGGTAATACCTTGTTCAAATATTTCTGGCAGTGCTTTAATATATGCATCCCATTGTACGCTACCAACTACGCCGCGCCTTATAAGTTTAGCTGAAGTTCCCATTACTAATAATCCATAATCTTTAAACGTGTTATTAATTACATTTGTAGCGTTATCTTTGATAGCGCCTAGATTATTATTTTGCCTTCCAATTTCGCCAGTTGGCGTAACAAACACTCCTGTTCTAATATCTGCTTTAGGAACACTAGTATCTCCTTGCAGTTCTGGTGTACTTTGCGCTAGTTCAATAGTACCACGTGATTCGTCGTAAATGCTTTGAACAATGCTAGTAACAACTCCTAATCGTTTTACCTTTGTAGGAGGAGAAATGTATATAGGTGTTGTAAATCCTAGTTGTGCAACATCTATTTCTGTTTCAGTTCCTACAGGAATACTTCGTGTACTAAACCCAATGTTTGCTAAGTTTACAACACTAAGACTAGTCCAATCGATATAGTTATCTGTTGTCTGTATTTCAAGACTAGGATTAAACAACATCAATATTTGTTCCATTAGTTGCAATTTTTGATCTGTATTTGATGTCCATAAATCCACATTAACACTAAGGGTATATGGAGTAGGCATCAATCGCTCTACAGTATAGTTCTTGCCTTCGGTGTTTAAGTATTCTTTTCCATCTGCATCATACGCACGTTCTCTAATATTAACTTTATTAACATAGCTACTATCACTAAGTCGCGCACTATCCATTTCAAGACCAGTGATATATACAGCCATCCTCGGAGCACTTGGAATTTTATTTTCTGAGTTGTCTCTTAAAATATGTCCTACTTGGCGTGTAATATCTCCATACATAACAGGAACTTGTGTTAATTGTCCTGCTCCGTCTTGATAAGAAAAGTTACTCATAAGTCTTACTATTTGAGTAATGTATCTTCGTATTTGGCCATCGTAAAAATGTTGCATTAGTTATCTGCCTTAGGTCTAAGTGCTGTTGATAAGCTCTGTCTTTCTTGTACAGTGTCACCGCCAATTGTACTTGTAGATGTATTATTAACAAACGTACCTTTTTGGGTCGCTTTTGTATCAGTATTAGTTAACGTCATGCGTACTTTATCTTCTTGCTTGACCCAACGTTGTCCGTCATTTCTAAATAATCTATTAGGCATAAAATCTGTCCTTAAGAAAAAGTCGCCTTCCATACTACCTCCAGGAAATGTTATGCCATGACCAAATGCTTCGCCGTTGCCAGGTATTCCGTCACCTAATAAGTATCCCTGATATCCTTCTCTACTAGGCGTTTGCATTACTCTATCTGCTAATTCGTTGGCAGTACTAGCATCAAGGCTGTTAGTGTCTACAGTAACTAGATCAACTTCGCCGTTTTCGTCAGTTGCAAGACTAAAGAAATGACTTGTGTCATAACCTGATTTTGCTGCATCAGCTTCTGCTTGAGCAACTACAGCATTATTAATTTGCATTTCATGCTCGTATGTACTGAGTAAGTCTCGTAATGTGTTGCCACCTGGTACATCTTCTTCAGCTGGCAAATCTAATATTTCTTTGTATTCTTGACTATCCATTATCTGTTTAAGTTTTACTCTATATAGATGCGGATACCAAGTAGGCGAAAATCCTTCTGCGGCTCTATTTACGTCTTCAACAACGTAAAAGCGTTTTAGTGCAACACTATAATCGTTAAGTGCATACTCGTCTTTTAAGTGGGGAAGTTCAATTACGTCACCGCTTATAATTTTTCTACCTAATGTTTTTACACTAGAAGAGATGTGTATAGTCATAAACACTGTATCGTTAGATAGGAATAAACCAAATTGGCTCATATTAAAATCTATGTCTTGGACATTATATATACCTCGCATACTGTAAATGTCGGGATCATATTTTCGATCCCTGTTTTCCATAAACAACATATCTTGTATATTAGTTTCCTTAACCGCATCGTAACGGGGCTGGTCAGCAGTCGCGTCTGCTTC